GGGAGCAACTTGTTGAAATGCTGCCTTGGTTTAGGAAGACCATGAGGCTCATCAAGGGCCATGAAAATACAAACTATCTGTTCCAGTTGTACACTACCTACCTAGCAAGGGGGTGGAGTGGAACGCAAACTTGTGGCTACTGTATGCAGCAAGTCAAGCACAGATTATTTTTAGCAGCACAAACTTATGAAAAATACGGACTAAATTTAGAAGATGGAAAAGGAGAAAATTAAAAAGGAACTAACTGAGGCGCTATGCGATGCAATGAATGGCAAGTACTTGACCATTGAAAACATTGCATCTTATCTAATTGACTCTAATCTACTAGAAGATAAGAGGCTCAAGCAGTATCTAGCTGTTAAAGAGTTCTTTGAGCAGTACAATGACCAGAGTAGAGCCTCATTGATCCACCAGTTATCTGCAAAATATGACGTATCAGTAAGAACAATGTGGGATCTAGTCCACAAAAGGCGCTTTAATGTGTGATTTTGTGCAGACCTTTGCAGTATTTTAGCCCTTTTCGGGTGTATTATTGTAGTATATATTCTTAATATGGCAGAGACTTTCAACGACTACCCAAAAGCCGCAAGCTCAAACGCTCAGAGGGCTATTGACTACAAGGAGGAGAATGATGATAAGGGCGGATGTGGCACTCAAGTGGGCTGGGTTCGTGCTAGGCAGTTAGCTGATCGCAAAGATATTAGCTTTGATACTGTCAAAAGGATGGCTAATTTTCAGCGATTCAAGCAGTATAAAGATGATCCCTATGAGGATGCAGATGGGCAGGCCAATTGTGGCCGCATCATGTGGGATGCTTGGGGAGGAAGTGAGGGAGTCAATTGGGCCATTAACAAAGTAGAACAAGTGGAAAAACAAAGAGAGAATAAAACAGAGCTATATCTAGACAAACCAGTTGGTCAAGGTGTTGATCCTTGGACTGGGGAGGAGATGATGAGCATGGAAGATATTAAGGCAAACATTGGCAAAGGGGAAGACCTTAAGCTTATCCTGAAGAGTCCAGGCGGCTCTGTGATCGAGGGCTTTGCTATGGCTGACATGTTAGCGGCTCATGGTGCAGAGGTTGAGATCATTGGGACTGGGATAGTTGGCAGTATTGCAACTATGATTTTTGCAGCAGGAACAAAGGGAAAGCGCAAGCTTACTAATAATGCGTTTTTTATGATCCACAAGCCATCCAGCGGTATTGGTGGAACTGCTGACGATCTAAGAAGTGAGGCCAAGATCCTTGATACTATGGACAACCGCATTGTATCAAATTATGTGGACTTAATTGAGTCTAATGAGAAACTAATCAACGGCAGCCGAGAAGAGACAGCCGAGCAAGTAAGAGCATGGATGGCAGAAGAAAAGTGGTTTAGTGCTCAAGAGGCTGTTGTTGTTGGTCTTGCTGATGGTATTGCAGAGGGAGACTATATGACTGAGCAGACAGCTCGCAGCTTTGCGGCAATGGCTAAGAACTACAAAAATACTCCTGCTCAATTTACCAACTATATAAAGCAGTTTGATATGCAAAATGATACAGAGCTCCCAGTTGAGGCTGAGGAGTCAAAGAGCTTTTTATCTAAGTTCATGAATCACATGAAAGCATTTTTTACAGGTCAAAAAGCAGAAGCTGAGGCCATGTATGAGGATGATGATGAGAAGGATGATTCTATTATTGAAAACAAAACAGAAGAAATGAAAAAAGAAAATATGTCTAAGGAAGAGCTCCTTAAAATGGCTGAGGATATGGGCTTTGAGCTTGTTGAGGTTGAGGAGAAAGAGGAAGAGATGGAAGACATGACCAAAGAGGACATCTTAGCACTTGCTGAGTCTATGGGCATGAAAGAGAAAGAGGAAGAGGCCAAAGCTGTTGCTGTAGTCGAACAGACAAACACAGCGGATGAGGTGAAAGCCTTAAAAGAAGAACTCGCACGCATGAAGGCTCAGGCTTATAAGTCTAAGACTCAAGCGATCAAAGGCCGCAAGGAAGAGGCAGCAAAAACCAACAGAGATAAGGCTCTCGATAACTTAACCAACAAGCACGAAGGCTTTGGCAATGCCATTGTCACTGGGTTGGGCTCTTACTTTGGTAAGTAAGTTGAAAACTATTTTTTGAAAATAAAAACATTGCAAAATGAATATTCTTGTAAATCAAAAGCAGCAGCAGAAAAGACGAGTTAACCCTGGTGTTAAACAGTTCTCTGGAGCTTTGCAATTGCGTGGGCTTGATCCTAGTGGATTCCATGCAGAACTATTCCCTACATTTACAGCAGTGGTCGCTGCTGGGGGATCATCAGTTGACTTTGAGTTAACCAGTGGAAACTTTGACCAGTTTGAGATCTTGAACTTTGTAGTATCAAACGCAAAGGGAGAGCAAGCAATCCTTGACTATGTAGGGCCAACAGGAGCAGAGACTCTTGATACCTCTGCACTATCTCAGTACTATAACAATAACTTGCCTTTCGCTATTGGTATCATCTACCGTGAGAAAGCAGGCGTTACTCTTGACGACAACAACCGAACTCTATCCTATGAGGTGCTTGTTGATGTTGGAAGCTTCACAGCAGGCATCACTGTTGATACTGCTGCGTTCTTGAATACTACAGAGTCAGGCATCCAGATGGATGTTGATGCAGTATACTCTGTGGGCCCAGATCAAGTTGATGTTAGCATCCTTGCTATCTCAGCAGCAGGCCTTGCTTATGAAGTCTTTGAGGATGGAGTAAGTGCAGGAACTGGCACTCTTGGAGCTGATGGCTCTGATACTTTCGTGAATGCTGGCACTCTTGCCCCAGGATCGTACACTTATAAAGTCGAAATTACAACAGAGGGACAAGCCTTAGGCTCTTTTGCTGAGGTGGTCGTTGTTGTGGTTTAATCATTTTTTGAACATTTTTGAGGGGAGTCTGGGAGGGACTCCCTCATTTTAAAATAACTATTTATGTCAGTTACAAATATTAGTCTAAATTTAGACTTAAACAAACAGCAGACAATTGATATATTTTTGCAGCCTACTATCACTGATGAGGGCCTGCTTAATACTTTCCGTATCATCTCTAACTTGCACGCAGGCAAGATGAATATTGGATTGATGGAACAACTTGATAAAATCACTCGCAAAGCGCAGCATTGTAATCCTCAGTACCCTGGCAAGTTTAGCTTGTCTGAGCGTACCATTGAGGTCAAGTATGCTCAAGGTGGTTTGGAGTGGTGCTATGAGGAGTTAGTGAACACTCACTATGACTATCTTGCACCTTTATACTCTACAATGGGGAACAAACAGATTCAGCGCCAGTTGCTTGATCTTATCTACACTCAATTGAGTATTGCGGCTCGTCGTGATATGGAGCGTGTTGCATGGTTTGGAGATTCAAACAGCGCAGATGCTGACTACAACTGGGCCGATGGAATTTGGACTCGTATGGATGAGGTCATCCTTGATGGAACTATTGGCAATGTGGTTGATACCTTAAGCGGTGTTGACATCACAGGTGCACAGGCCTACAACTTCTTACGTGACCTTGTCCGTGAAGCTCCTGCAGAATTGCGCCAAATTGATGCAAATGCAAAGCGTATCTATATCTCTGGTAATATGTGGTTGAAAATCCTTGACTACTTAGAGGATAATGCTATCAACAATGGCATGATCCAAGTATTCAATGAGCCAGATGCAGGAATTGCAGCAACTTACAGAGGTATTCCTATCATGGTGCAAGATCGTTGGGATCAGATCCAAGCGGCTGACTTTGGCCAAGATGATGCAAATTTCATCTTGTACACTCCGCTCAACAACTTGGTACTTGCAACGGACATGACAGCAGGAGCAAGTGCAAGCACTTATTTGCGCCAGTATCTTGAGCCTCGCACTCGTGTATTGTATGTTGATTACAGCTATGTTATTGATACTAACTTTGTGTTCCCTCAGTTGATTTCTCTGGGTAAATAAGAAGACAAAAAGGATGGAGGGGCTTTGCTCCTCCTCCACTATTTTAGAATAAAAAAAACTCAATATAAATGGGAGCTATTACAAAAGGCTTTGCAGGAGCAGATTGCTCAAAAACCTGCCCAGGGGGGATTCGTCGCTTATGGGTAGCAAATCAAGAGGATGTTATCAGTATCACTTTTGGTGTAAATGGCGAGGTTGATGCTTATGTCATGGACACAGGAACCAACTTTTATGAGATCAAACTCAAGGTTAACACTAAGCAGTTGACTGAAGATGTGCAGGTCTCAGATGATGGATGTACTCAATCAGTCACTCAGACATTTGAGGGCATTGGATCTTGTTGGAATCAAGATGTAAGAGATTTACTACTTGAGATGGGCAAGCAGTCTTGCTGTGGTATCATTGTTATCCATGAGGAGAACAGTGGTGAAACTGTAACTTGGGGATTCTTAGAGGACTTATATGCTCGCTTGGGCTCGGGTACTCAAACTGTCACAGGTGCAAACTTGACAGATCCTAACCAGTTCACTTTGCAGATCATCTGTACTACCACTCTTGATGGTTTAAAAACTACATTTACTCCAGGTGCGGCCGGTGTGCCAATTACTCCAGCGCCTTAAGTTCAATTTTTTCTCTACTCCAACAGCCTGCTCTTAATTGGGTGGGCTGTATTTTAAATTAAAAAGAATGATTAAAGTAAGCAAACAAGCAGAGGGCTACACCATCATCATGGCAACTAAGACCATGAGAGGCAAAACCCAACTATCTGACAAGCCTCTAAAAGACTGGACTCAAGACGAACTTAAGTTCTACATTGAGCGCACTCTCCAAAACCCAAAGAACTACAAGACCTTAACCTCTCTATTCAGTCACTCGATTGATGAGTTGAGGGAGCTTTGCAAAGAAGCTGCACCAGTAGTAAAAAAGCCAAAGGCAAAAAAAGAAGATTCAGAGGATAAAAAATAATATAAATGTCAAACAGACGAAGAGATCCGCAAAGGTTCAAAAGTCAATCTTATAATAATTTCCACATCTC